TTATCTCCGTCAGGTTTCCCATTGGTGTATCCACCCGTGACTGACAATTTCTTTTCCAGTTTGTTGTATTGTTCCTGTAGTTCAGACAGTTCAGTTGAGGCGTTCTTCCCTTTCTCCGCTTCCATTTGCATTAGTGCGCCATTGACTGCTGCCTGTAATCCATCAGGCATACTTGCCACCTGCGGATGTTGTTTCAGCAGTGCGTTTGCCTTCTTGGTCAACTCGGAATCAGAATTTTGCAGGTCGGGATATTTGGCCATCAACTCCTGGCGTTTGGCTTCAAAAGCCTGTGCGCTCTGTTGTTGACGGCTTTGCGCCACTGCCTGATCCTGCTTCTGGGAAAGTTCTTCAACCTTCCGGTCAGCGGCTTCAGCCAGTTTGGTTTCGCCTTCGTCCCGAAACCCTGCTGCTGCTTCCTTGTAGTCCTTGGCCGTATGACCATGCTCGTCGCGGTATCCGTGGGTAGCAGCAATCTGTTGTCGCTGCTGTTCCAGTGCCGCGTGAGCCTGTTCTATGGCTTGCCGATCCCGTTTGTTTTGTTCCTTAACCTCATTGGCTTCGGCCCAAGTCTTATTCAAACGCTCACGGTTCTTGGCGTACTTACTCTTCTTTTCTTGCGGAGAAGGGGCTTGCGCCTCTTCCTCTTCTGTCAAAGAACTTTCAGGTTCTTTATCCGTACTGTCTGCCTCCGGTTCCGGTGGAGATTCCTCCGGTTCAACTTCAGCTTCGGTTTCTTCCGTGGCTGGGTACTCGTTCTCCTGTGGAGCCTCGATTACCATGCTCGGTTCTTCCCCCGCTTCCAACGCAGCATCATACTGTGTGGCAGCGGCCAATAGTTGTTCGGCGGTTACTTCGCCGGATTCTTCTGGCATACAATACTTCCCTATGACTGCTTAATCCTCGTCGTGTGTTCGCAATCAATACACACGCCGTGCTGTGGGGTCTTCACTCACCGAACGTCCGACCCCGAATACGTCCGATGAAAAATCTTCTTCAGGCTCAACATCACGCGCCAATGCTTCAAACGTGTGAACCGTGGTACGCATCCCGTTGGCGTACCCTGCCTCAAACTTCAATTGGTTGGTGTCACGTTGTGATACTACAGCCGCGTTTTGTCGCAACACCATGTTCAATAAAATCCTCCTGAACTTCCGTCCGGACCTGGACACAAGAAACTGCCGGAGCGTGGCAACATCTTCAGCCTCCCACTCCACTTCATCTATCCAAGGCATATGGCCCGACAGCTTCCAAGCAACCCGAATAAATCTAATGAACCTGTCCATTACCTCACCTCGTTCTAATCATCTTTTTCCTTGTAGGTTGCTGCGGCCCACCTTTTAACGGCAACCTCCAAAGTAGGCGTTCTGCGTTCTCTTTGGTCTGGTCAAAGTCAGAGTGTTCGTCTTGCAGCAATGCCATGTAATACATCACATCCTCATCGTAAGCATCCCTCATGGTTCGCCCCGATTTGGTTGGCAGTTGCAATACCATATTGGCAAAATGCTTTGCCGCCTTCGCGGGTAATTCAGCATCCTTAATGTCTGTGACTGATGGATATGCGCTAGAGTTAACTGGAATCTTCGTAGCCTCTCTTAAATCTGGAGCCTCCTCCCTTGGTAGTCCGTATATTCCTCCAGTATAAACTTTTGGCCCCTCAATAACGTGGTAGCCGCTGTCGTGCTTGCCGAGCGGAAACTCTCTGTTTTCTTCAGCTTTTACCTGATCTTGCCGGTTTTTTTCTGTGCCGGACGGGTCAAAAAATTCCTTAACGTATTCCGGAGTCCTCTGAACCGCTGACTTCTTCGGTGGGGCCACAAAGCCTTTAGTCGGGTCTGTGTTGGGGGGTTCCTCTTTTGGAGCCAACCCAGGAACGTGAAATTCTATCACTCTTCGTTTCTTATCAGCCATAATTAATAATCTCCCTGTTGCACCACTGCTTCAGTCTCCTCCACCATCTGCGCTTCTTGCGCTGGCATTTGGCCTGTCATCGCTGCGACTTGCATCTGTTCCTGTTCCTCCTTGGAAGGCATGAAGCCCAGTTGCACCAGAAATCCTTCAACATCTTTCCTTAACGCCCGTGCGTTATTCGTGTCCACCTGTTCGTAGGCATTGAGAAGTTCACCGAGTCGCGAGCTAATAGCCTGTTGCCCCTGTGGGCTGACCATCACGCCGGTCTGCGCTGACCTTTCAAGGAACTGCATGATGACCCCGATGCGTACCCGCGCATCAATGCCTTGCTGCACTGGAATCTGTTCACCCACCAGCAATGCCGGAATCACCTTCTTCTCGGCAATTACCTCATCACCCTCCTTCTGGTTCGGGTCTTGAACCAAGCGGGGAACAAGGGAGGGGTCTTCCAGTTCCAGAATGCTTTTATCCAGTTCAACTTGGTTGATCCAAGGACTGTTCATAAACAACTGCTTACGCTGGATTGCCTTGTTAAGAAGCATGGCTTTACTTACCATGTCCATGCCTCCCCGTGGTTCCAGTTGGTAATCCTCATGGAGTGCCACCGGATCAAGCTGCAATGAATCCTCCAAATAACGGTACTGTAAATCCTTCTTATCAAACTGTAACAACAACCCCCATGCCTGACGGAAACAATCACCTAAAGCCTGACGGAAGAGACGCAAACGCAAGTCCATGTTTTGTTGGGATTGAGCGTTGATAGACTCAATCTCCGTGGCCGTGCGGCGATCCCTGTCGGCCATGATTCCATAGTCCGGAACGGTAACTCGCTGCTCGGCAATCGACTGCGTTTGCATCATATCCTTGTCAAAGTCCATTGGGGTGTTGGGCATTTGAACAGGGGCAATACCGAAGGGAAGTATTTGCCCAGGATTAAGGCGCAGGTTAACTGAATTGGGCAGGTCACGTTCTGCCTTAAAGAGGGGTTTGTTGAACAAGGTGGACGCATCCATCTTTTCGTTCCATGTCTTGTTGAGGGACGCTTCAAAGTTTGAAAGCATCTCACACACGCCACGCGGGGAGAACCAACCTCCATCGGTGATCTCGTACTTGGCAGAAGCGAACGGAGGTTGCCCGTGGTCATAGGGAACCTTCATGGAATCCCTTAACTTCACCTCTGGGGCTTGGGGAGAAAAGGTTTCCATCTCCCACTCACCGTCCTTGTTGTGCTGGTACACTTCCCACACCACCACTTGATCTTTCTCCGGCGAAAAGGTTAACCCTTCACGGTTGAGCTTGTTATCCTTTAGCTCGTTACTGATACCGGCATCCTCCTCTTGGTTGCCGACAATCTGTTTTATTACCTTGTCGCTGGTGTCGTAAATTCCTGCTCGCTTGTAGCTTTCCAAGCTCATGGGGATCACCTGCGTAATGCGGTCTGCCCCCGAAATTTCCTTTGTCCATGGCGGCACAATTATGTGCATGGGATCAATGGCCTGAAACTCCACCCGTTTCTTGTCCGGATTCCATATCGTCTTGATGATCCCGTGACCACTGACCAGCATATGGTCTATCCAACTCATTACCTCCGTGGAGTAGTTGCTTTTCTCATGGAGCTTATAGGAAAACCAATGTTCTGCTGCGGAAGTGAATCCTGCCAATTGGCTTCGCATAGGAACAAAGGTGGCAAGTACATCCAACCCCATGGCTTGCTGAAAGAAGGCTGGCTTGAGCTTGTTAATGGTGGTGTCAATCAGCGGGAAGTGCATATCAGCCGCGTTAGGCCAAGGCTTCACTTTCCGGCGCAACCCGTCATTTCGCATCCGATACCAGATACTCTGCCTTTGCTCCCAGCGGGAGCGGCTTTTGATGTCATCAACAATCAGGCTGTAAAGTTTTTGGCTCATTTACGCTTTTTACGTTTAGGCAGCTTCTTGCTCTTGGGGGTTTCCTTTTCCCATTGCTTCGCCATTTCTGGGTCATTAGCGTACATCCACTTCCTCTGGGCTTTGCTCTTGAAAGGCACTACCGTCCTCTCCCCCTGTTACGGTTACGGTTGCCCTTGGGTGGCTTATTAGCTTTCACCTGCTTTTTCGTGGGCTT